ATCTGGGACGTTTAGGTAACCAGATGTTTGAGTATGCGGCAGTACGAGGTATTGCTGCAATGCGTGGGTACGACTTTGGTATTCCACCTTTTGATAGTAAGAGAGTTGATAACTATAGTTTACACAGAGCATTCACTTTACCTCATGTAACATCAGGTAACCTTGCAGTTCTTGATAGAGGTCATGCTCCTGTTGTTATAGAGAAACACTTTCATTTTGATGAGGAACTTCATAGGATGTGTCCTAATGATGTGAGTCTCTTTGGATTCTTTCAGACAGAGAAGTACTTCAAGAATATAGAGAATGAGATACGTGAGGACTTTACCTTTCATGATTCTATTATAGGTCCATGTAAAGAGATGGTAGACTCACTGGATGAGGCACCATTGTTCTTACATGTAAGAAGAGGTGATCCCAATCTTGTTGATGCAAGAGGATTCAAGTGGTCTTATACTCAGTGTTCCTCTCAACACCCTCCACAACCAGTGGAATATTATGAGAGAGCATTGACTCATTTCCCAGAGGACCAACCTATTGTGGTCTGTTCTGATTCCCCTGAGTGGGTGAAGGAACAAGAGTTCTTTAGTGATGATAGGTTCCTTGTATCAGAACCAACCGATAAGTATGATGATGGATCTTATGAACCGTTTGTTGATCTTTGTATTATGTCTCTATGCTCTGGCGCTATCATTGCAAATAGTTCATTGAGTTGGTGGGGTGCTTGGTTACAAAATGGTAGAGGCCCAGTCGTTGCACCTAAGCAATGGTTTGGTCCTGACTATAAAGATAAAGACCTTAAAGACTTGTATTGTGACGGATGGATCGTAACTTAATTGTCATTGATAATTTTCTGGATGATCCAGACAAGATAAGGTTCGTAGCTTTAGGTATGGACTTTGATAAGGTACAGGAAAATGTGCCAGGAGTAAGAACTTCATTTGGTTTGGGTGGAGACTTACAGACTGAGATAGAAGAGAAGTTAAAGATCGCTCTTAATTGTGAGGATATAGAGTGGGATATGACTCAAGACACATTCTCATTTCAATCATGTCAGGTAGGAACTGAGACTTGGCAACATAAAGATAGTGAGAAGGATGGTCAGGGTGAATGGGCAGCAGTTCTTTATCTTACTCCAGATCCATTAGTTGATTCTGGTACTGGTATATACGATAAGGAAGATGATGGTGACTTCACTATGAATATTGCAGTAGGCAATGTATACAATAGATTAGTTGCATATCGTGGTAAAATGTTGTATCATAGTAGTATAGTTCCTGGCTTTGGGAACTCATTAGAGACAAGTAGACTTACACAAACCTTCTTTTTTGACATTAGAAATTACGGAACTATTGACAATGAATAAATCTGCCTATAAATTGAAGGGATTTGGCCCTCTCTATGTTATCAATCTGGACGATCAACCAGAGAGAATGGAGTGGATGTCAAATCAATTAAAGGAGTGGGAGATAGAAAACTATACTAGAATCTCTGCTTATGATGGAAGACCATCTACAGGAGATGATCTTAGTGATATTATTACTGGTAAGTATCCAGAGAGTGTTAGTGCAGGTGAGATTGGTTGTGTAACATCACACCTTAAGGCACTTAAACATTTTGTAAATGAAACTGAAGAACCTTATGCAATTATCATGGAAGATGATTGTGATATTAGTATTGCAAGGTTCTGGACGTTCACATGGAGACAGTTCCTTTCAAGGGTTCCTTATGACTGGGACACATTACAGATTGCAATCATATGCCCTGGCGAATTACATGTACAGGTACATAGAAGATTCATTAATGATTTCTCTACTGCATGTTATGTTATTACGAGACACCATGCTGAGAAACTTATTAAACTTCATTGCAGAGGAGAGAAATATAAACTGGACAACGGTGTGAAACCTAGACCAGTTGCAGATGATTTGATTTATAATTCTGGTGCTGCATATGCATGTCCTATATTCTTATACAAGATTGAATTAGGTTCATCCATTCATGAAGAGCACGTTGAGATTTTCCACAGAGGAAGTCATGATGGTCTTAGGGAACTCTGGACAACAAGAGGTTCGGATATTACCCTAGACCTGATAACTAACTTTGATCCTTACCTTGGTAGGATCGCAGGTGGTGACCCAAGAAACAAAGGTGAGGAAGTTCAACAGCAACAGGCTTGACAAGAAGAAAGGGTTACGTTATAATATTTCCCATACAAACTGGCACACACCCAATGTGCCAGTTGTATAAATAACTTTACATAACGAAGGGCCCGAAATAATCGTACCCCTGCGTAAGATGTAATACAGATCCCATGTCGAGGGGTCTATCATCCGCAGGGTTTTTTTATACCATTCCTGCGAGACACTTCAAAAAGAAAATGTTTAAACCTCTAATCGCAGCTCTAGCTGCATCTCCACTTATCGCTGGTTCTGCCTTTGCAGGTCCTTACGTTAACGTTGAAGCCAATGCTTCATATCCTGATGGAGATTATACAACTGCAACTACAGACATCCACGTAGGATACGAAGGAGCAACCGAAGATGGTAAGATTGCTTACTATGTACAGGGTGGTCCTGGCTTCGTTCATACAGAGTCATCTGATGACACTGAGACTGAATTGTCTGGTAAGGTTGGTGTTTCTGTTGCCGCTACTGAAGATCTTTCCATCTACGGAGAAATCTCTGGTATCTCTAACGAGGACAGCAGCGGAGACAGCATCATTGACTTCGGTGGTAAGGTCGGCGCTAAGTTCGTATTCTGATCCACAGTTAGTTAACTGAGAATAAATAGGGGGCCATGAGCCCCCTTTTTTATTATGCAATTTGTGTATATAAAAGATGATGCCCTTAGTAAGAAGGAATGTGAGAGAATAATAAAAGTATTTGAATCAAATCCTCTTAAACATAAGGAAGGAATTACTTTAAGCGGTACTGAACATCAATCAAAGAAGTCCACAGATTGGTGTAAGAGTTTTGCTCATGAAGATTGTATAGATCTTCTCTTGGAAGAGAAATTAGTTGAACATACTAAGAACTATCACGACTTTGTTAAAGGAATAAATTTTGTCAGTAGTTCTTGGAGTTTGGATCCTTATTATAATATACAAAGGTACGAACCTAAAGAAGGTTACTTTGCATGGCATCATGAACATGGAATGTGGGATAGGTTCCCAAAGAATCCCGCAATCAGAAGGATACTTGCTTGGATGATATACTTGAACGATGTTCCTGATGGAGGTACAGAGTTCATGGATCAGGAGCAGACAATAGAAGCAAAGAGTGGTAGAATAGTAATATGGCCTGCTTACTGGACTCATACTCATCGAGGTCAGATATCCAACACAACTATTAAATACATTGCTACTGGGTGGTATAATTTTGATATCCCAGAGTGAAATCAGCTTTTAGTTTCAAAAAAGCTCGGAAAAAAACTCAGGCTATTTTTTGCCCCACAGGGTCGATATGAAAAATCCAAATGCTATATTCCCTGCACCGTTCTTTATAGAACCTATTGATCTTGATAGAATATCATTTCAAGATGATGATCTAGAGTTCGATCCTTCTTTTATGAGCGGTGTTCCTACTAGTTTAGGAAAGGATACCCTAACAGAAGACGCATATAATTATCTTCATAGTATAATAGGAGAGTGTATAGGACAGTTTTCCAATGATCCTTTCTGGATAGGACAGGCGTGGAGGAATAGATATACCAAGAGTGATTGGCAAGATCCTCATATACATTCTGGAGCTCAATGGAGTTTCATAATTTATAATACTGTCGAGTCTGCTCGAACAGTCTTTATGCATCCTGCTAGAAAAGTTATTATGAATCAGTGGGGTATGTACATGGATAGTATTCCTATGGATTTCGTACCACAAATTCCAGCAGGACACATAATAATTTTTCCTTCATGGGTTGAACACTTTGCTATGAGTGGCAACGAAGGAGAAACTATTGCAGGTAATGTTTACTTAACCGAACCACCTAGAGGTAGATGATGAAGAACAATCTTTATAATGGCATTAGAGAACGTCTCTACTATACATTAGGTAAGAGACCTGACAGTGCTACTAGACATGATTTCTATGTGGCATTATGTTATGCAGTAAGAGATCAGATGATGACTTACTGGTTGGATAGTCCAAAGAAAGATGGTAAAGAAGTTGCATATCTATCAGCAGAATTCTTAATAGGACCACAACTTAATAACAATCTTCTTAGTTTGGGACTAATAGGAGAAGCAAGAGAAGCATTGAGAGAATATGATCAGTGTCTTGAGAAGATTTTGGACATTGCAGAAGAACCTGGCTTGGGTAACGGTGGTCTAGGACGTTTGGCTGCATGTTATATGGAGTCTCTATCGACCTTAAAGGTTCCTGCTACAGGTTATGGTATAAGATACAAGTATGGTATCTTCAAACAGATTATAAAGGACAACATGCAGTTAGAGATAACTGATAACTGGTTGCATGGAGATTGGCCTTGGGAACTATCTTATCCAGATGAGTCTGTGCATGTAGGATTTGGTGGTAGGGTAGAGAATTATATTTCAGATCACAATAACTATAGATGCCGTTGGGTTCCTTCTGAACAGGTAGTTGCAGTACCCTATGATG